ATATCAACTTCCCTTGCCTACTGAGTCAGACATGACTGCATACAGCAAAGAACTCGCTGACAAGCAGACTCCAAAAGTCACTAAGGCGAAAGCCAAAGTTGCTAAACTTGCAAAGGCTAAAACTGTTAAAGTAAAAGCACCTAAGCAAGTTGAAGCACAGAAGACTGATGCATTGGAATCTTCTCGTCTGCAAAAAATCATCGATGATTCCATTCCTGTGGATGACGATATAGAAGACTTTAATGCAATTCTTAAAGAGAATGGCATCGAAGTTTAATTAAGATTTTTCGTGTCATCTGGGGTTAGCCATCCCCCAGATGATTTTTTCATTTGATGGTTTATTATGGAGATTTATTATATGTCTAAACAAGAACTGTTGTTGACCCACCTGCAAAAAGGTAAAGAGTTTACTGCAAAGCAGATCAAGTCCTCTTTTGGTATTGCACATCCTGCCAGCACTATTCGCAATTTGCGTGATCAAGGTTACTGTGTATACTCAAACCCAGCAGTTGTGAACGGCACTGAAGTGGTTAAGTATCGCATTGGTCGTCCAACTCGCAAAATGGTAGCAATTGCTAATGCAGTAGCTGGATCATCTGTATTTACTCGTACAGCCTAATTAAGTGAGTAATCAATGGACATTCTTCGGAGTGTCCATTTGTTGTTTCATTTGGAGAGATTATGGCAACCAAAGAAGATATTGTTCCTGTACCAGCAAATACTAAAAAAGGTTTACAGGCTATAAAAGATAGTCAAACAGCTACGACTGGTGGACGAAAATTCGATGGAGGTAAACTACAATATGGTTTACTACCACCACTTGCATTAAAAGCAACTGTAGAAATTCTAACATTTGGTGCGGAGAAATACGAACCAGATAATTGGAAGAATGTTCCAGACTCTAAACGAAGATACTTTGACGCAATGCAAAGACATCTATGGGCATGGAAAGAGGGAGAGCAAGACGATCCCGAAACTGGAAAGAATCACTTGGCACATGCAATGTGCTGCCTTATGTTCTTATATGAACACGATGTTAAGTATTCAAAATAAATTTGTCAAAAACCTCGTTCTGAGGTATAATGTTTTATACATAGTAATGTAATCATTTGAATGGAGAAAAGTAAATGAAACTTAGTAAAGAAACTGTATCGCTAATTAAGAATTTCGCAGGAATCAATTCGAACCTGCTTCTTAAGAGTGGTAATAAACTAGCAACAATCAGTGCACAGAAGAATGTGATGGCTGATGCAACTATCACGGAGACATTCCCTGACTTTGGCATCTACGATCTCAATGAGTTCTTGGGTGCGATGTCTTTGTTTGACGATCCTGAACTTGAGTTTGCAGAGAAATTTGTCTCAATCAAACAAGGTAACATGAACATTAAGTTCTTTGCTGCAGACCCAACTGTGCTAACTGCTCCACAAAAAGCAATTACATTCCCTGAAGCAGAAATTAACTTTAGTATGTCTGCGAATATGTTAAGTATGATTAACAAAACAGCATCTGTTCTTCGTGCAGCAGATGTGGCAATCGTTGGTGATGGTTCAACAATCACTGCAGTGGTTGGAGATAAAAAGAATGCAACAGGAAACTCTTACAGTGAACCTGTTGGAACTACTGACAAAACTTTTAAGGTAAACTTAAAGGTTGAAAACCTAAAGATGCTTCCAGGAGATTATGAAGTATCAATTTCAAGTAAAAAGATTTCTCGTTTTAAATCTCCAAACAGTGACTTGGTTTATTATGTAGCAGTGGAAGCAGATTCTACATTTGAGTTTTAATTTCAGAGAGGATATAATTCCTCTCTATTCTATATTATGTGGAGATTTATATGATTGAAAGTCGTGATGAGCAGTTCTTGTGGGTTGAGAAATATCGCCCACAAAAGATTGATGATTGTATTCTTCCTGAGTCTTTAAAGAAGACATTCAAGGATTATGTTGCACAAGGTGAGTTGCCTCACTTTCTATTGTGTGGCACGGCAGGTGTAGGTAAAACTACCATCGCCAAAGCATTGTGTAACGAAATCGGTGCAGAGTATGTAATTCTTAATGGTTCAGATACTGGTGGTCATATCGATACACTCCGTACTACTATTAAGGGTTTTGCTACATCTGTGTCGCTAACTGATGCTAAGAAAGTTATTATCTTAGACGAAGCAGATTATCTACAAGCAAACTCCACCCAACCAGCACTCCGTAATTACATGGAAGAATTCTCTGCCAATTGCAGATTTATCTTCACTGCTAATTATAAGAATCGTATCATTGAACCGATTCATTCTCGCTGTGCTGTTATTGAATTTAAGATTGACTCTAAAGAGAAGCAAGAGATTGCTGCAGCATTCTTTAAACGAGCAACTGCTATTCTCAAACAAGAAAACATTGAGTTCGATCCTAAAGTTGTAGCAGAACTAATCACCAAACACTTTCCTGATTATCGTCGTATTCTTAATGAGATGCAACGATACTCTGTGTCAGGTAAAATCGACTCAGGCATTCTCGTCAATATGTCTGAAGAATCTTTCAAAGGTTTAATTAAACTTATGAAGGACAAAGACTTTACTGAAGTGCGTAAATGGGTTGCCAAAAACTCTGATGCAGATACAACTGCATTGTTTCGTGAATTGTATGACAACGCATCCGTAAATATGGATGTGAATAGTATTCCACCAATGGTTCTTATCCTAGCAGACTATCAATACAAAGCAGCATTTGTGGCTGACCATGAACTAAATATTATGGCAGCACTAACTGAGATTATGGCTCAGTGCAAATTCAAATGAGGATGCCATGGAATTTCTTATACTCTTTGCCGTACTAGTAGTGGGTATCCACTGGGGCTGGACTGCTCGTGAAGCAGTTGCTAAACGAAGAGCAGACTTTCTTTTATCTAAATTACAAGAGATAGAAGAAGATACTCCAGAAGATATTATCCGTATTAATATTGAAAAAGATAATGGTGTGCTCTTTGCATACTACGAACAAGATAGTCGTTTTATAGTACAAGCAAACAGTCGTGAAGAACTGGAGAATAAACTAAAAGAATTGTTTCCAGGAAAACGATTTGGTTGTTCTCCAGAAACCTTAAGAAAATGTGGCTTTATATTATGACTCCCTTTGACTTTATTAATGCAATTAACCTAACCAAAAAGAATCTGTTCGAAGATCCACAAGCAGAGAAAGACTATCTCCCCTTTCTTGTGAACAGGGGTTTGTCTTATTTTCCCGATACAGTCCTTTATGCCAACGAGATGAATCGTAACTCTGGCATCCCAAAAGACTGGCAATTTTCCTTTTTCCTAAATACTATACCAAAGAAAAAGAGATTCAGTAAGTGGCATAAAAAAGATGCCGATTCTGATTCCTTGACACTCGTTAAAGAGTACTTTGGTTACTCATCAGAGAAAGCATTAGAAGCATTGAGCATTCTCTCCGATGAACAGTTGGCTATGATAAAAGAAAAATTATACAAAGGTGGAAAATAATGACTGTTGAGATGATTTACTACGACTGGACTCCCGAGTCCATGCTTGAAGTGATACTGCCAGAACCAGACAATTTTTTAAAGGTTCGTGAGACACTTACTCGCATCGGCATCGCATCCAGAAAAGAAAACAAACTGTATCAATCGTGCCATATCTTGCATAAGCAGGGTAGGTATTTCATCGTGCATTTTAAAGAATTGTTCGCTCTTGATGGTAAAGAATCAAACATCACGAGTGGAGATATTGAGAGAAGAAACGCTATTGCTAGTTTATTGCAAGACTGGGATCTTTTAAAGATTCTAAATAATGCATTGGTAGAACAAAAAGCATCACTCTCTCAAATTAAGGTGGTCTCTTATAAAGAAAAAGACCAGTGGGAATTAGTTCCAAAATATAACATAGGAAAAAAATCAAAATGATCAAACTTGAATTGACAGTAGATGAGTGCAATACTATTCTTCGTGTATTAGGTAAGCACCCATTTGAGGAAGTTGTAACAATTATTAACAAGATTAAAGCACAAGGCGAGCCACAAGTGCTAGCCATGGCAGAAGCAGAAAAATCTGCAGCTGAAGAACCAAAAGCATAAATACCATTAGGCATAACTAATGATTTTACTTAGGTTGTTTTTATGTTCTCCGTTATAAGTATAAATGTCCTCTATGGACACTAACTTAATTAAGGAGAAAGATTATGTGGACAACACCGACAGCAACAGACAT